GGAGCTTTCGGTATGTCGTGAAGTGTGATATCCAAAAGTTTCGGTGTAACCAAGGGATCAATAGTTGAAAGTGTAATCCTATAACGAATAAAGTTACGGTTTGGAGAAACCAGTTCACCGTTGGAACCCACCTCCTGCCACGCCGACCAATCCTGCAAATCGTCTGACGTAGCCGTCTCTATAGTAGAAATAGAAGTCACGCCTGCTGTATACTCCGAAGTTACAGACACTCGACCACTACCCGCAAGAGAACATTCTGCAGCTATAGTCGTAAGTTGCCCAACTTCAGGATATTTGTTGTTATTATCTTTGAGGAGAGTTACCACACCAGGTTCTGTAATAGCATCAATCGCACCACTAGTATCACCGCCATTGGCAAGCAATGACTGTTTGAAATGTCGTTCTAAATCCTCAATTGTAAGCTGTGAATTCACTTCGATAAACCAATCATCAAATCCACCTGCATAATAATACTGATTTGCATGCATTCCAATCACAATATCTGCTGTACAAGACGGATTTAATGTTCCCGTGAATGTCCGTTTGGGTGCAATCCAGACCGTTCCGTCTGCTCGGTTACATAGAATAAACTGCGATGTCTTGGCATTCACTTCAATAATTGCTGCAATAAAGTACCATCCACCATTAACCATGTTAAAACTTGGTGTTTCACTCTGGTCGAGGATCAGTGAACCAGAAGAGTTATATAACATCATTCGAGGTCTGCCTTGGTACAGGGACAAGTATAGAATAGGTTGACCCGGACCTTGTCTTGTATTAAACAGCGGAATAAAGGTCTGTCCTACAGAGTAGGTAGTTGGATTTATCCATCCACCTACTGCGATTTTATCGCCTAAATTGGAGAAAAATGTACCATCATTCTTTGCAATCAAGTAGGTTTTCTCTGATGTCGGATTAACAATATTCTGGCGAAAAAAACGTCCATAGCGACCATTTGGGAGACTTGCCGATGTGCCAGACCATCCCGATATAGCGATGTGCCGACCATGACCACTCGCATCGACAAGTTTAACATCGGAGTCGGGTCCAGACTCATTGAATCGCCAAAGAGCAAGTGTATTCTCGCTTACAGGAAACTCACCCGTAAAGTCAGTTTGTGATGTCAATATTGATTTAATTGCCATTTACATCACCTCCATCGGCTTTTTGCCTGTATTTTAAGCTCCATAAAATCCGCCCCTACAGGAGTAATCGTCACAGTATTGTTACCCTTACGAAGCACAGGAAAATTAAGTTCTTGCATAAGCGGTAGGCCGTTACGTAGTGTCTCGCCACTAGTATCAACGACCTTTGCTGTGACCTTTCCTGTATCAATTATTAATGTTTCACCATCATACAAAGGACCAATAACACGAATTTCTTCATTGTTAGTCTGAATGGAAACATATGTGTTTGTTCCTGAAGGAATTATTCCTTTTATCAAGTACACTGGTTCGGAGTCGGCATTGCCTTTTAGCCTTGTAACGGTATTTTCTCCCTCGGCTGTTATGGTATAGGTTTCATCCGTTAAAGCGTAGGCATGGGGATCTGGGCAAACAAATTTCAAATCAAATGCACCGGCTGAAAGAATGAGTCTGTCACAGTCTACTGCTTCTGACAGACGGGCAATGAAATAACGGTCAGGTACATCGTCCAACACAAGTTGTTGCACCCCACGTTCAGGATTCAGCCAATCAGCAAGGTTATCCATAACAGATACCAATTTAGAAAATTTATATTGTGGGTAGACATTACAATGAACTGTGATTATTTTCTCTGCAATATCGCTACCAAAGTCAGCAATACCAGGCTTGCCAGGTATCGTTACAAAGGAGTTTCTCAATGAGGGCGATGCTTGCCAGTTTGTAAGCCTAGCATTTATATTCATTGATTGCGATGATATGCCGTTAAATGTGAACCCCATTTTCATCCTCCTTCCTTAAGCGGGATTGAATCGTCCTTGTGCCCTCGAGCCGGTTTCCATCAAGTTGTACAGTTCCTGAGAAATCCTGCGGATATCGTCCTCGGATCGAACTATCATCTGCTGTATGGTGATAAGCGAACCACCAAAACCCCCAGTACCGACTGACCCATTGATAGAACTGCTAAGGTTTATACCTGGTGTGCTAAAGTCTGTGGGAATAGCATTTTGCATATCCTCACCAACCTGCGCCATCGTCTTCTCAAAGCCTTGACCAAGCCCCTGTGCCATATTGTCACCAAGTCCTGCAAAAAGTGCAGAAGGTGAGCGAATACCAAAGAAATTTTTGATTTTATCCACCACACCCCCAAAGAAACCGGATATTTTCCCCCAGAGCCATGCTCCCGCATCAGAGATCCCTTGCCATAGACCTTTGATAAGATTGCCACCAACTTGTGCCATCTGCCCAATTGAACCCGTAAAACCCTTAACTAAAGCTGCGATTATCTGTGGGACAACTTTGACAACTTCCACGATAATAGTAGGTAGGTTTTTAATCAGTGATACTAAAAGTTGTATACCCGCTTGAATTATCTGTGGGATGCTGCCAATAATCGCATTGACAAGCGAGGTAATAATCTTAGGTATCGCCGCCACCACAGTAGTGATGATGAGTGGTAAATTTTGAATTAAGGAAATCAACAGATTCACCCCGGCATCAATTATTTGGGGGATTGAGCTAAGTATCGCCTTAACTAAACCATCAATTATCTGTGGGATTGCAGCAACTATTGCTGCAATGATTTCCGGCAATGCTTCAACTAGTGACACCAAAAGCTGTATACCTGCATCGATAATCTGCGGAATGGCACCAATAATAAAGTCAACTAAAGCGGTAATGATGGCGGGTAATGCTGCAATTAACTGCGGAATAGCGTCAACTAGACCTTGAGCAAGCCCCATAATAAGCTGAAAGGCTGCCTCCAGTATCATTGGCAAGTTGTCAGTTAATCCTTGTACAATCTGTGTTACAGCAAGAACTGTTGCTGGTATGAGTTTTGGTAAAGCCAACCCGATGCCTTCTACAAGCGCAGTGACCAGTTCCACTGCAGCATTAATTAGGAGTGGAAGATTATCAATCAATGCCCCAACAATCGTCATTACAGCTTCAACAGTGGCTGGTATGAGTTCTGGTAAAAGACTCAGAATTGCCTCCAGTACTTGAGAAAACAGTTCCGTAACAGTCCTCAGAAGCATAGGAAGCAAGTCTCCCACAGCTGATAATATCGCACCTGTTGCCGTAGGTAATGCAGTTACGATATTCTCTAAAACTGGGACAATATTAGCAACAACCGATTGAAATGCATCTACAAGATTCTGTGTCAAATTCGTCATATCTGCATCAGCATTGCCAAGTCCTGCTGTAAACGAGCCGAGTGCGGCTTGGAGTAAACCAAGCGAACCTGTGACGGTTTCTGTTGACTCTCGTGCAAAGTTCCCTGCATATTGCTCTGTGTTTTCAAAGAACATTTGCATTGCGACTTCAGCTTTTTCTGCTTGTGTAGCTGTATTCCAAGTGAAATCTAGGCCTTTTGCCAGTGCATAGGCCTCGATATTGGTAGCATTCATAGCAACACCAAGGTTATCCATCATGGTGAAATTACCCTTTGCTGCTCCTGCTACTGAGTCCAGTGCCACTTGCATATCAATACCCATTACAGATGCCATATCCGCTGCTCGTTGCATAGCTTTTTCTGTCAGTTCAAGGCTTTTGCGCTGTTCTATGCCAGAGCCTTGGAACAATGCACCCATTTTGTTTGCCGTAGCAAGATACTCACTTTGGGAAACACCGAGATTTTTGTAAGCCTCTTCACCAGCTTTTTGAATTGATGCGGCATATTGACCGAATACTGCCTCAGATCCACCGAGGTTCTGTTCTAACTCTCCGAACTGAGCAACTACCTCTTTACCAAGCTTAATCGCAGCAGCTCCTGCGGCAACAGCAACTGTACCCATCGCCACACCGATACCTTTAAGGACACCGCCCAGCTTCTCAAACTTGCTACCAGTCTCATCTGCAATATTACCTGTATCCTCAAGTTCCTCTCCAAGATCATCTGCTTCATCAGCTGTCTCTTCTAGTTCTCGTTCCATATCATTAAGTTGGGCTTTTGCATTATTCAGCTGAATAGCCCAATTTTGTGTACGTCTATCGTTCTCGCCAAAGCTCTCAGAAGCATTTTTTAGAGCGGCTTCCAGTGTAGAGATTTTATCCTTCTGTGCTTCAATGGCTTTGTTCAAAACTTCATTTCGAGCGGTTATCGCCTGAACACTTTTATCATTTCTATCAAATTCCGAGGACACGAGTTTCATCTCACTACCTAGAACCTTAAAGGATTGATTGATATCACGAAGGGCATTCTTAAACTCTTTTTCTCCCTCAATGCCAATCTTTACGCCAAAATTATCAGACATACGTTAATGCCCTCCTTTCTAATTCAATCCTTCGGGAATAATATCCTCAATGAAGAGTTCTCGCTTCCGGCTAGCAAGCCCCAAGAACTGGCGATGGCAATCCCACAAGTCCATGAGAAGCCCTAATGGTGTGAGCCATGTTTCTTCCTCAGTACGGTTCAGATGCACTGTTCCGTAATAAAGAAGCCGAGTAAACAATTCATCATCACTTACTCGGCCTCGGTGTTTTTTGAGTTATCTTCACTTTCAATATTTCTCTTTGTTCCTTTGAACATAGCTTCTGTAATGGCACTTTTATATGTTGCAAGTTCTAGTGGTGAGGTGAGCAGTTCCACCTCATCCTCGGTCAACACATCCTTTGGAGCTTCTTTATTTTTAAGATTGTGAATGAGAATGGATTGGTTTGCCAAGAGAGTAATAAGCCATATTATCTCATCCAAAGCCATCTCAAAGTTTTCGGATTTCAGCAATTTGTCTCCCAGATTTTCCAAACCACCATAGCGACGGGCGATTTCTTTTGTAGCTTTGGTCGTGAGGATAAGCTCATGTTGCTGTCCGCCAATATTTATCGTTGCACTTCTATCGTTATCCATCCTTATTCACCTCCGCCAGAAACAGCAAAAACAGGTTCATAGACTTCCGTATACCAACCACTGATAGTAGCTGGTAAAACTCCTTCATCATCTTCATTGACCTCCGCTTTCCACGGATGATTACCATTTCCATCTAATTTATTTCTGCGCGATACAGTTCCCTCAATGGTTGGTGTAGAAAAAGTGATAGAATCTCCCTTTGTAGCCAGGTTGGTTGAAGGAACACCAAACTTTACCCTGTATAGCCAGAAGTAGCGGTAATGTCCATTTGCCTTTTTCGCTCGAAAACCGATAGCAACAGGGCTACCTCCATCCTCACTAGCTGAAATAAGTACACCATTATCATCTGTAGTTGCTCCTGTGAGACTCTCAGCAGCTTTACGTCCAATGTCATCCACACCAAGGGAGAGTGTTCCGTTTTTGAATTCTTTTATAATCTCTGCCGCTCCGTCATCAGCGTAAAGGGTAGCTTCCGCAAGTTCAATGGATAGCTCTGCGGAGATTGCCTTTGCCAGCATAACGGGCGTACCGTAGGTTTCGTCTCCGTTTTCGTCCTCTGTAATGGGAGCATAATAGAGACGGTCAAGTCCTATCGTTGCCATAATCAAACCTCCTGTAATTCATAATCTTTTGCCACATCAATGGCATAATGATGGTAGTCCGTGTCATCCTCATGTCCAATATAACGACGATCCGTCACGGTAAAGTCTGCATCCAGGAACGCACGGACAAGCTGATTCTTTCGTACTTGATAGTTATTTTTGCTAAATAACGAAAGCCGTGCTTCCTGTATCTCATACTGTGGACGATTGTCTGCGTGAACATCAAAGGTATCCGAAAGAGGTGTGATAACAACATATTCATCAGGGGCTTTGTCCTTGAACACACCCGTTTCCACAAGAATGCCTAGACCATCCACAATTCTATTTAGTTCCAATAATATACTCATAGACTGTTAATCTCCTCCTCCAGTTTGGCAGTCATGGCCTCCACACACTGCTTTCTTGATTTAGATTTTGCGGGTTTTAGAAATGGTCTTGCAGGCTGCCCATGTTTACCAAATTCAATGATATTAGCAATTTTGGCATTGCTACCACCATCGCTTCTCGGTTCTGAAAACCCAACCTTGACATTATAATTACCTTTACGGTCTTGTTTTGCTGAAGTAACACCAAGGGAGGATACAAGTTCTCCAGTGGATTTGGACGGGTATTTTGTTCCCTTTCCAACAACAGAGCGTAGATTATCTTTGACTTTAGCAAGCACAACTTCGCCACCAACTTCTAGTACCTTTGGGATAATCACATCAGTTTGTTCAGCCAATTTAGATACCTTAAGAAGAAAGTCCTCAGGCATTCTTACATCCACTTTAGCCATTCGATGCCACCACCTTTTTTGCTAAAACCTCAATATACATTCCTCGGCCTTTTACATCTTCTACACCGGTAATTTCATACCGCCCATCACTATCTACAATGACCATTTTTGTTGTCACATGGATACTAGGGATCCTTCGAAAACAAAAAAGAGCGGTTGCTTCAGAAAATACCGCCCTGTTTGCCCATTTCTCATTACCATGTCGTTCTTCCTTATACGCACGAACCGAGGCAATAATAGTGTCACTGATTGTACCAAAACCCTCGCTATCCTTATCGTTTTCAACGGAAACTATATCGATAAAGGTATTCATTTTCCCATAACTCATAGGCTACACCTTCCATTCACGATCTAACCGAAGTAGTAGGTTCACCGTCTTCCAAACCTGCTGCCCCGCCTGTACGCTATCGGCGAAGAAACCAGCCGTCGAGCCATCTCTGCTTTCGTAGAAATGACTCGACAGCATGATTACTGCCTGTTCAGTTGTTGGGGGCATGATGTTTTCAGTGTAATAACCCTCAGCAACATGCTGATAACTTTCCGCATAAGAGACGGCGGCTTTGATGTAATGCAGCAGAAGTCCATCGTCTGCGTCATGCGTCAGGATCAGATTTGCTTTTACTTTAGGGAGAAGATTATCAGTTGTCATGCCGTCCGCCTCCTTCCGGTCATTCTTCGTCTGCAGCCATTAACCCAGCCACTTTTAGTTTAGCGAGCAGAGCATTAAAATCCGTGACAAGAGTGGCTGTATCCTCGGCTATGCTGTCGGATTGATTAGCAGCCATTTTTACCAGCCCAGAGACTGACTCCGTAGCATCGGTAGGATATGTTGGAGCATACAGCTTACCATCTTCACCAATTTTGATTTCGACAGTATCACCCTCATCAGCAGCTGCGGCTTTTACACCACCGAGAGTCTCCTCTGTTGCCACGAGAAGCGGATCGGCGGAGAGCCCCGTTACCGAGGCTCCTTCCTTGATTTCAAGTGTTCCGCCTATAACAGTTTTCTCTCCGCCTTGTTCGGTATAATTCTTTGTGTTATAGCTCATAACGCACCTCCATTAAGCTTTCTGCTGAAGTACTTTTATGGCTTCAGGTAGAATTAATTTTCCATCCACACGCTGAGTAGCAACAAAGCCTACTTGGCCAGTAACAGCATAAAGTTCATTAAGTCTCTTAAATACACGACCCTGACGATCAGCTACCCAGTAATAACTAAAATCTCCAAATGCGATACTCTTTGCAGCTGCAGCAATAGTTGGCATATATGCAGAAGTATACAATGGTCGATTGAGGATAGTATCCGGTGTACCTGCCTGTAAGGAAGGTTGCCATAGATATTGTCCTTGACCATCCTTTAGTTTACGGATTGCTTTTACAGTGGCGTCGTTCATAACGAATACAGCCTTATTACGGTAAGGTGCCTTTAGTGAATAGAACAGATCAAGTACCTCGTCCATAGTAATTGCCGTAGCACCTGCAGTAGTCACACCAATTTGGGCACCACCTGTAGAAGCAAGTATACCTGTCGGTTTTCCAGATCCATCACCGGTAAAGAACGCCTCTTCCTCTTTGTTACCGATACGTCTAGCAAACTCCTTAGAGATGTAGGCTTCAAGATTGAACACAGAATCGTTGAGAAGTTCCTCGGAAACTTTAATCATGGTAGCGAGTTTGTAAGCTCCTATAGAAACCTGTCCGAAACTATCATCGCTATCTGGGATAGTGCCTTCTTCATCCACCCAGGAAGCAGTACCTTTTGTAGCTACAACAGGAATTTTCCTATCGCCAGAAGATGTATTGATAACATTGGCCAGTGAACGGAAAATGTTCTCTTCCTCAAGAGCCTCTACTAAGGTACGTTCAAACTCGTCAGGCACAAGATAACCACCCTCGGAGTCTGTACCGATTTGAAGGGCATTTCTTACGTTTACATCAAGACCTTCACCTGCACGAGTACGCATAGCATTCCAGAATGCTTTCTTGTACTCTGCAGACGCACGTCCTGTCTTATCTTCAGCATGTTTGGACGGTGTGTTTGTAATAGGGCTACTAGTGGCTTTGGAAAGTTCTAAGTCAATAACCGCCTGACGTTCCAAACGTTCTATTTCCTTACCAAGTGCAACAACTTCAGCCTCCATCTTTTCATAGGTTTGTGTGTCCTCTGCGGATAACAATCCATCACCGCCACGTTTTGAATCAAGGAATGCCTTCGCCGCATCCCAAACCTTAGCGCGTTTCTCGCGCAATTCAAGAATTTTACTCATTGTTATTTCCTCCTTTAAATTAGTGAGAAATTAAAGAAAGCCGCTTATCCAGCGACTCTATAGGTGTACCTGTCTTTTGTTTTTGTTTTTTGGGTAGTTTGCTAATAAGTGAGTTAGTAACCGCCATCCTGCTAAAGATAAGGCTATCTGCCAAATCCGGTGTTTCATTTTCCATAAACATGATCTTATCTGCAAAACCAAGTTCGATGGCTTTATTTGCATTCATCCATGACTCTGCATCCATCAGATGAGAAAGTTTTGTTCGGGAAAGACCGGTCTTCAACTCATAGGCATTAATAATACTTTCCTTGACCTCATCTAATAGAGCTTTAGCTCGCAGCATTTCCTCGCTGTCACCGATGGCAATGGTCGAAGGGTTATGAATCATAATCATGGATACCGGCGACATATATACATCTCCACCCGCCATTGCAATAACAGAAGCCGCACTAGCCGCAAGACCATCAATTTTTACAGTGACCTTACCGGTATAGTCCATAAGCATGTTGTAAATCTGAGCTGCTGCAAACACATCACCGCCAGGGGAGTTAATCCACACTGTAATATCACCGGTGCCAGCCAGCAGTTCATCTTTGAACATCATAGGTGTGACCTCATCACCCCACCACGTTTCTTCAGATATCACTCCATTTAAATAGAGAGTGCGCCCTTCATCAGAATCTCGCACCCAATTCCAGAACTTCTTCATTTACTGACCTCCTTCGGTTTTGGCAAACGCTCCTGCGTCAGCCAGTTTCGTCATATTTCCGTTAACCAGATATAAATCGCCACCTTCCTCAGCTGGGATACGGTTCATGTCCTCCAATTCACGGATATCATTAGCTGACATCCAGCCATTTTGCCGTCCAATAGCATAGCCATTCATTCGGCTTTGATAATCGCCGCGAAGCAGACCATCTAAATTGAACTTGATGAATACTGATGTTTTCTCAGAAGGCAAAATAAGCGATTGCTGGAGACTTTGCTCCCATCTCACTACCCATGGATCGAGAGTGTATTTTACAAACTCCAAAGACTGCTGCTCGATATTGGAGAAACTAGATTTCTCAAGATCTCCTACCATATGGGGAGGCACACGGAAAATCCTTGCAATCTCATTGATTTGAAATTTCCGTGTTTCTAAAAATTGTGCCTGTTCTGGAGGTATACCGATGGCTTGAAACTTCATGCCCTCTTCCAATACAGCGATTTTATGTGCCTTAGCTGTGCCTTGGTAAGCACTATTCCAGCTATCCTTGACTCTCTGTATGTCTTTAATTACTCCTGGGTGCTCCAACACACCGCCGGGATTGGCTCCATTAGCAAAGAATGCCGCACCATACTCTTCGGTAGCAAGTGACATACCGATTGCATTTTTCGCCATAGCAATAGGGCTATAGCCAATGAGTCCATCAAAACCTAAGCCTGGTATGTGAAGTACATCATCTTTGCGAAGTGTGACATAGCCTCCCTTTGGATTCAGGCCACTTTCGTCTGTATCCCGGTAGTAGGTATAAACCAGTTCACCATTTGATGCTCGACTTACTTCCATCTTGTTAGGAAGTAGGGGATAAAGCGCAATTGCCTGGCCACGACCATTTCGAACTATCTGTGCATAAGCATTGCCCCAAAGTAAAAGATGACTCATCAGTGTTTCTCGAAACACAAATGAAGTCATCTCTGGATTTGGTTCATCATGAAGAAGGTAATACAAAGGGTGGAAAGGAATCTTTTCTTTACCTCCATCAGAACGATATCTATATACATGTAGTGGCAGTCCAGCAATCGCTTCAGCTAGTATTCTTACGCAGGCATACACCGCTGTTGCTTGCATTGCAGTACGCTCATTTACTGTTTTGCCAGATGATGTACCGCCAAACAGGAAGGAAAATGCGCTACCCACACGGTTTTGCGGTTTATCCCTTGAACGAAACAGTCCTTTTAATAAATTCATAGGCCTCACCTCCAAATTGAAAGAATTACACCACAAACAATCATTGAAATTTATAGAATTATTAAACCTCTCTCGTCATACACCGAGTCTCCACTATTACCTGGTCCACAGCGGATGGCGCGGTCGAGTGCCATAATAGTTGCCACTGCTCCATCTATTTTTTCTGTACTTTTTTCCTTGTCCGGTTTTATATTTCCAGCCGGATCTGTTTTTATATAGATGTTATCCATCATCCACCGTAGTACTGGATGCCCGCCGTGTGCTATTCTTTCTTCTAATGTCAATTTCATAAGTTCCTTTGTAGGTGGTGACATATCTTTAAAACCTTGACCGAAAGGAACTACAGTAAAGCCTAACCCTTCAAGATTTTGCACCATCTGAACAGCGCCCCAGCGGTCAAAAGCAATCTCTCGAATGTTGTACTTTTCCCCCAGTTCTTCAATGAATTTTTCAATGTATCCATAATGGACTACATTTCCCTCGGTGGTTAAAATATAGCCTTGCTTCTCCCAAAGGTCGTATTGCACGTGGTCTCGTCGCACTCGGAGGTCAATATTATCCTCCGGCATCCAAAAATACGGGAGAACGGTATATTTATCTGTTTCATCTTCCGGTGGGAACACCAGCACGAAGGCTGTAATGTCAGTGGTAGAGGATAAATCAAGTCCTCCATAGCATACTCTACCTTCAAGGCTCTCTGGTTTTACTGGAAACGCACAGGCATCCCACTTTGCCATTGGCATCCAACGGACAGATTGCTTAACCCACTGGTTCAGACGCAGCTGTCGAAAGCTATTTTCCTCAGCAGGGTTCTGCTTTGCACTTTCACAAGCGGCTCTAACTTTATCGATACTTACTGTAATTCCTAAGCTTGGATTTGCTTTCTTCCATACTTTAGGATCAGTCCAATCATCCTCTTCTTTGGCACCGTAGATTACGGGATAAAAAGTAGGATCGTATTTTCTGCCCTCAATAATATCAACCGCTTTTTGGTGTGTTTCATAGCAGATACTCTGGGTATCCGTCCCTGCAGTGGTGATAAGAAAATATAGCGGTTGGGTTCTCGCATCACCGGACCCTTTTGTCATAACATCAAATAGTTTCCTATTTGGCTGAGTATGAAGTTCATCAAAAACAACACCATGTATATTGAAGCCGTGTTTTGAATAGGCTTCAGCCGACAATACCTGATAAAAGCTGTTGGTCGGCAGGTACACCAGTCGTTTAGTTGAAGCCAGCAACTTCACTCGTTTATTCAGCGCCGGACACATCCGCACCATATCGGCTGCTACTTCAAATACAATTGATGCCTGCTGGCGATCTGCGGCACAACCGTATACCTCTGCTCGTTCTTCACCATCTCCACAAGTGAGGAGAAGTGCGATTGCTGCTGCAAGCTCGCTTTTTCCCATCTTTTTAGGTATTTCTATATAAGCCGTGTTAAACTGCCGGTATCCATTAGGTTTTAAGATACCGAATAAATCACGGACAATTTGCTCCTGCCAGTCGATAAGTTCAAAAGGCTTGCCTGCCCATGAACCTTTTGTATGAGAGAGTGCTTCGATAAAAGCCACAGCGTAATCAGCAGCGTCCTTATCGTAATATGACCCTTCAGCTATAAAGGCGGTCGGCTTATATTTCTTCAGTTTCCGCATAAACACCGCCCCTTTTATGGAAAAGGACATAGGAAAAGAGCCTCAATCCTATAGATGAAGCCCTTTTCTCTATCCTATTTAGATTTAGTTATTTCTTTTTATCCACTTCACCCGTCAGTATGAAATGGGCATATTCTGCTTTATGGTCTATTAAATAGACTACCAATTCATAAAACCCTCGTTCATTTGCCTCATACTGTACTCGGTCCACATCAAACATATTTGTGACTCCACTTTCTCGGATGGAAAGGATTTGTTGCTTAATTATCTCATTCATTGGCTACCTCCTCCGATTCTATTGAATCAGTTGTAGCTTTGCGCAGGATTTCCACATCGAAGCCCGCACTCTTATAGCCTTCTAAAATTGTACTGTAATAATAACAACTCGGCTGTCCAAGCGGTCTACCATCATTCATGATGTAGACCATCGCCTTGACGGTTTTGCTTCCCAACTTCACTTTTATTGTTTCCTTTCGATAAAGGAACGGCCATCCCTCGTAACGGTCAAGTGCCGCTTCATCGGTTGGTGTAATCTCCCAAACTAAAACTGGTACGTTGCCACCCTCAAAAGGCTCGATTGTCGCCACAGCGCCCGCGTGTGCCCCTCTAAATAATAGGCGGTGGTCATTGATTTGACTTGCTCCTACCACCTTCGCTGTGGGGCATCTGTCGGCCATTTGCTTTAGATTAAGGTTGGAGCCATAGGCAAGGTATAATTTATTCTTCATTGTAATCCTCCTTCTTAGCTTTGTGGGTTAGGGGCAGCTCAGGCCGCCCAAAACCGCCATGCAGCTGAACCCGAAAGTGCTGCTGTCAAATGTTCTCTGCAGTTTGCAAATTCATCTCCAATGAAACCAATCCGGTTTAGATAGGTTCTCATGGCAAATTTCTCGTTTTCCACCTGCGGTTTCTTTGCTGATGCACACTTTTGTGTTAAGGCTTGGTGGTTGATGGCAAGTGCTAGAACAATGTAGCTTCTTATCTTTCCTGCATGAAGTTCGCTATTGAACCCTCTAAGTTCAACTGTATGGTTTCCGGTAAAAAAGCTGTGAAGGTTGAGGAAATGGTAGCGGCTGTTGTGGTAATGAGTGTTTCTACTCTCGCTGTAACCTTCGTACCAAATATCCTCAATTTGTCTCATCGTTTTAGGCTTTTTACGGTTTATCTTCTCAACCAAAATACTGTCCATCTTTTTGCAGTAATTCATTCTCTGCGGTGCAATCTGAAGTGCTTTATAAAATAAGTCATTTTTGCTTGCAATGATATTTACAAAGTTTCGAATGCTTCGTGGGGTATGTTCAGCACCGTCTAGATGAATGTGAATTCCGCAAGATGTATTTGTAAAGGCTCCAGCTTTGCGAAGCTTTCTTACTAGCTCCTGCAAAGTTTCAATGTCCTCCCGGTAGGTTAGGATTGGACTAACCAACTCAACGCTATAATCTCTACCTGCAGCTACTTTTCTTCTACCTTCTTTTCTTTGGCAGTTGATGCTCCCATCGTACATAAACTTCCACACTCGACCATCTGGAGTTTTTACCTTCTTGGTGTCGTAGTATGTCCCGCCTTCACTGTAAATGCCTTGCAAAAACTCTGCAGCGACTCTAGCCGCCCTTTCCCTTGTAATCCCAGTAAATTCAATCTCAATCCCGAATTTTGCACTTAACATCGTGTCTCGCTCCTTTTAAAGTGTGTTTGTCCTTTCGGCATGTACATATATCACTCTAAAAGGCTTATATAGCAAGACAATTCTGCAATATAAATCTACATATTTACTGCCATATTGGGCTTAAAATGTGTATTTTTATTCTTCGATTTTCTTGCATAAATCCTCTCCAAAAACCACTCCAAGGGAACTGCCTGAATCCCAACTGACGTGGATAGTTCCCATATCATCAACGCTAGTAACCGTACCTTTATCTCCTGGCTGAAGCTTGGTATAAGGGTCATTCATCTTAAGTAGCATGACACGAGTTCCTGGAGTGTAATAACTTCTAAGTTGCTTTAGCATTTCTGGGTGAATGATATTCATTATTCACTCACCTCCTGATGCTTGGCACTTCCGCTTTTGAAGGCAGAGCTACCCGACAGTTTCGAGAGGAGAATTTTTCGTTCTGTTTTGTATTCTGGACCGATAAAGCCAAGTCTTAGAAGGAAACAACGGAAAGCGTACTTTTCATTCTCCACTGATTTCTCGGTCGAGTTGACGCGGGTCTGTTTCTTTGCCATTTCACAAAGTGCTGTTACAAAGTGGGTATAAGCCTTAACCTCCTCTGCGGAACACTCACTTTGGAACCAAGGGAAGGTTACAAATTCCTCATTTACGATAATGGGAATAGAGTCAGTATCAAGTGCTTTCTTTATAAGGGTTTCTTTGCTTTCTACCAATCCTTTTAGGTTATCAAGTGCAGTTTCGCTAAAACCCTCCCTCGGCATATGGATAATTAAATTAACAGTTTCTTCGGTTTCATCTGATTCGCTATATACGGGAGGTTCTTCGTAATCACTATTTGGACTTACCCTATCCCCAAGAGCCGCTTCATTGGGAACTTGAATATTTTCAAGAATAGGCTCTGCTTTTGGAAGTGGTGTGTCAAATTCTTCTGTAACCGCCTTAAAGTTATGAAGGCCTAATAGATCATTAACCAGTTCAGAATTATCTGGTCCTCTGACTACCCCGTTTTTGTCAATGTTGTAGTCTGCCACTTCATATGCAAATGTAGGCGCTCCAAGATATCTTGCAGGAGCATTCAGTTTTTGGCTGATTGCATTGACTAACTCTTTTCTTTTTGCTCCTGTGACATTATAGTTTATCTGCATTTTTCATACCGCCTTTCTATTTTCGGTACATACATATATCACTCTAAAGGCTGTTAATATCAAGTCATTTAGAGCATCTTTCTGTAGAAAATACTGTTCCATTAATCGGCGGATTTTCAGCAGATAACACAATGCCAGTCAGCACAAAACAGACGCATGGAAGTGCTACACCATTACCCCACATTTTATACTCAGCTGAATCAGAATGAGGGTTGTTAAGCCATTTTATAATCTGATTTCTTGTTTTTGGCTTGCTGCTCTTACCCATGATTTTGCGGTGAGTTTCCCAAACCTCCGTCCAGAATAAAATTTCATCCTCTGTAGGGTTTTCCGTACCGAGGTCATCACACCAATCATCAGGAAAACCTTGCAATCTTGCACATTCCGTTGGTGTAAGCCTTCGAACGATATATTCTGGCTCATCGTTTTTCTTGACTGTAACAAGCATATCGTTTGATGCATCCTGACCGTTAAAACCACTTGGATGTGCGCCTGCAGAAATCGTACCACTGACATTCTGATAAGGTTGTGCCACAGCCGATGGACCTTGAGCATTTAATGTTGATGCAACACTGTCTTCTGTTATCCCTAAATTTCTAGCAAAATTCTGTCCGCAGTTAAAGGTTTCACGATCAATTGCATACACAACACCATGTCTATCCACTGTATTAAGAGTGAAACTCATATTGTCATTTATACCATCGCCTTGAGGACCGTTTTTATCCTGTCTTCCAATCATCGAGCCTTGAAGAGCAACTACTGCAATACCACCTTGATTACATCCCGGATTTCCACCATTAGCATCGATGGTTCGGGAAGTATCCGCTTCATATATACCGCTATGAGGATTGCTTGACTGCATAGAGTTGCTCTTATCAGAACAGATGCCAAATGCAGTAGGCACAAAAACGGTCTGGTCATTGTTGCATCCAAGGGTCGCAGACTTATCATCTTGAATTAACGCACCTTTACCGCCACCTTCACACCCAGAACGAATTTTTAGGGTCTTTGGAGTCTCATTTAATGATACAGCCGCTGGTACGACTCCTGCCCTTAACGTTGGTGAAATTTCCTCCTCATATCCAATACTACGACTATCCGATGAATGTTCTGTGCAGAATCCAGCAGTTGTTACAAAAGGTTGATTATTACCACCCTTCCCATATGTAGCGGATACAGTTGGTGCTACATCAACAGGGCCTTTGTATCGTGTATCTTGACTGTGGTTTTCAAACATTACACAGGGTGGATGATTTGCTTTTGCTCTAAGTGTTGCTGTCTTACCATCAAGCACATCGATGCGTTGTCCGCCTTGATCGTTTAAGCATACAGTGCCTGTCTTTCCAGTGCAGTTTTTAGCATTTCCGGCAGTTCTTTGCCACGGGCTGCCGCTCGGCGCAAAATTCCTTGGCATGCCTTCGGACTCAAATAGTATTTCTGCGGCACATCTGCCTGCAAAATCTGCGACAAGGTAGATTCTACGACGACGTTGGGGTACTCCGAAATATTGCGCATCGATAGTTCGGTAAGCCACACTCCATCCGTCTCCCATATAGATGTCAGCGTATGGCCATCGTCCTTTTTCAGGTAAAGGCACCGAGGTGTTCGGCTCTTTGACACCGATGACCGCTTCGAGGACTGCCCTAAAGTCCTCTCCTTTATTTGACGAGAATGCGCCGGGGACATTTTCCCAGACTGCATACCTTGGATATTGTCCATTGGTCTTACACCTCATTTCCTTGATAATTCTTATTGCTTCATAAAAAAGGACGGATTGTTCTCCGTCCAGACCAGCTCTTTTACCCGCCACACTCATATCTGTGCAGGGAGAGCCGAAGGTTATGATATCTACAGGTGGAAGCTCCGCACCATTTAATTTGTTTATATCCCCATAATGCTTCATCTGAGGGATGCGTTTGGTCGTAACTCTTATGGGAAACGGCTCAATTTCAGATGCCCATAAAGGCTCAATGCCACAGAGCAGACCGCCTAGAGGAAAACCTCCGCTCCCATCAAAAAGGGAACCGAGTGTCAATTTACTCATCTGCATTCACCTCCGGCAGGTCACAATATCTTATTTTCGAACCATCTCTTAGGAGAAACACACTGTCTGAGTTTCCAACTTGCTCAATATACCTTTTCACAATGACATCACAGTACTTTTCATCCAGTTCAATGCTGTAACAGATTCTGTCTGTCTGCTCACAGGCAATCAGTGTGCTTCCTGAACCACCAAAAGGATCAAGCACGATACAATTAGAAAGGCTTGAATTCAAAATAGGGTAGGCCACAAGTGCAACTGGCTTCATCGTAGGATGATCACTGTTTTTCTTCGGTTTCTCAAATTCCCAGATGGTGGTCTGCTTTCTATCGGAATACCAGTTATGCTTGCCTTTCTTTTTCCACCCAAAGAGAATAGGTTCATGCTGCCACTGATAAGGAGAGCGACCGAGAACAAGGGACTGCTTTTTCCAAATACAAGTACCGGAAAGATAAAATCCTGCATCGGAGAATGCTCTTCTAAAATTGAGTCCTTCGGTATCCGCATGGAATACATAAATAGAAGCGTCCTTTGCCATCGCTGCTTCGGTGTTCTGAAATGCTGCAAGCAGGAAATCGTAGAACGCTTCGTTAGCCATATTGTCATTTTTGATTTTTCCAGCAGTGCCTTCATAGTTAACATTATATGGAGGGTCCGTAACTACCAAATTAGCAGTTTTCCCATCCATCAAGAGATCAAAGGTGTCTTTCTTTGTACTGTCTCCGCAGACTAATCGATGCTGCCCAAGTAGCCAAATATCCCCTAAATGCGAAACAGCGGGCTTTTTCAGCTCGCTGTCTACATCGAAATCATCTTCTTTTATATTATCCTTAAGGGAATCCTTGAAAAGATCGTCCAACTCTCCTGGGTCAAAACCTGTCAAAGACACATCAAAGTCTGAAGCATTTAAGTCCGTGATGAGAAGTGCTAATTTGTCTTTATCCCAATCACCACTTATTTTATTTAGTGCAATGTTCAGCGCCTTCTCCTTTTGCTCATCCATTTCAACAACTACGCATTCTATCTCATCCATGCCCATACTCAGCAGGATTTTCAAACGCTGATGACCTCCGATGACTCTGCCTGTGGTCTTATTCCATATTACGGGTTCTACATATCCAAACTCCTCAAGGGAGCGTTTAAGTTTCTCATATTCCGGATCACCCGGTTTTAAATCCTTCCTTGGGTTATATTCAGCGGGGATGAGTTGTTTAGTTTTTATCTTCTCTATCAACATACTTTTCCACCGCCTTTCTAAATTCACTGTACTTATTTACATCCTCCCACGGGAATAGACAACTATTAAAGTGACCATAAGCCGCTGTGTCAGAGTAAATCACATTCCTTAGACGCAACTTCTCTATGATTGCCGCAGGTCTTAAATTGAAAATCTCCTGTGCAGCAAGAGTTAATATTTCGTCAGAAACAATACCTGTGCCAAGGGTATTTACAGAAAAGGCTACAGGATTTGCCTTACCAATGGCATAGGATATACTAACTTCACATCTCTTTGCATAACCACACCAGACGATATGCTTTGCAATGTACCGAGCCATATAGGCACCGCTTCGGTCAACCTTGGTGGGGTCTTTACCACTAAGTGCGCCACCTCCATGGGATGCAAGTCCTCCATAGGTATCAACCATAACTTTTCTACCAGTTAAGCCTGTATCGGCAGCGGGACCACCTTCGACAAATCTACCAGAGGGGTTAATGAGAATTTCTGTTTCATCATCAAATGGGAAATCCTCAAAGCACTGCCATAGGACATTGTTAAGGATATCTGTCTTAAGTTCTTCCTGTGTTTTATTCTTATCATGCTGTACCGATATCACAATAGTCTTTATTCGCACTGGAGTGTCCCCTTCATATTCCACCGTCACCTGTGCTTTACCATCTGGGTGTATACCTTTTATCAGTTTCCCTTTTCGGCAATCATCCAGTCTCTTTACAATCCTGTGAGATAGTACAAGGGGTAGGGGAAGCATTTCTCCCGTTTCCTTTGTAGCATAGCCATACACAGTTCCTTGGTCTCCAGCACCTATCGAACCATACTGTTCATTTATTCCATTTCTTACTTCCAGTGCAGTATCCACGCCAGTTGCAATATCTACACTTTGTTTGTGTACAAATACATAAATCAAGAATTTAAGAGGGTTGTATCCAATCTCTTTAAGGACATTCCTAACAATGTATCGGATGTCTATTTTCTCGCTGCAGGAGATTTCCGCCACGATAATTTTCCCTTTGGTTGCCATTACCTCACAAGCGACACGTGATGCTTTGTCTTTACGTAAACATGCTTCTAAAATGCTATCTGCTATGATGTCGCATAGTTTATCAGGATGTCCGGCACATACACTTTCAGCTGTTAAATATCTTTTACTCATTATATATCTCCTCATCTTTATTTTCCTCTGCGGGCAGATAGCAGTCGCTCCATCACATCGTCCTGTGGGTTTAAACCAGAATACTCTGTAGCACAATTCTAACGATTTGATAAATCTCCATCCACAATCTGTTTGTCTGACTCATAAAGTTCTGACTCATAGCTACATAAGGACTTTGAATAGCATTGCCGGTAGTTGGATGCTTGGCAAGAAAGCCAAACTCAGTTACCGCCTCCTCACACTGTATCCATCTGGCCGCACTCATGGCATATCGTTCTAGAAGCTGTGGGAGCACCAAATGGGCACAGCCACGTTCCTCAAGCCATTTCCAAGTAATTTCATAAATCTCGCTGGCTACTAGGGTTTTCCCGTCCTTTTGCACCGCTGAGAGCATGGCCCTTGGCTTTGGCATTTCCTGCCCCTTTAAATCAGCGGTATTTTGGAAGTCGATAATTTCTAGCTTTCTCTTACCTGGATTACCCTGTGCAATTTTATCAGCAAGTGGTTTCTTTTTTTGACCAGAGCCTATACGGGCACCGCCACGATTTGTTCCATCTTTGGCCATTCACTCACCTCTTTTCGTTGATGGGTCTATTACCCTGTTTGAAACCGCGAATTTTCACGCGTTACCCCACGCCCGTTACACAAATGAAAAGCTGTGGAGATTTGACTCCCCCTACCGGGTTCCCCAGCGGTCTCCATCTCTTGCTGTGATAGCAGAGTGGCAAGAAGTACAAAGAGCCATCAGATTACTTCTATCGTGAGTCCCTCCTCTTGCAAGAGGAAGAATGTGATGGACTTCATTTGCTGGGGTCAGCTTCCCTTGTCGTTTACATTCCTCACAAAGAGGATGAGCTGCAATGTAGCGGTCACGTATCCTTTTCCAAGCACGACCATAACGCTTACGGGTTGCTGGGTCACGATCATACTTTTCATATCGTGCAGCTTCCTTCTTACCATGCTCTTCACAAAAGCGACTGTCAGTCAGCTCTGGGCAACCAGGGTAAGAGCACGGTCGCTTAGGTTTCTTTGGCATACTGCACCTCCTTTTGCCCATAGAAAAAGCCCTCGCAGGAGAAATGTTCCCGTGAAGGCTTCTGTTTGCTAATATTCCATACTACCATTATATAACTTTCACTACGGACAAACAGTGTCATCGTATGCCAACCTGTGCCAAAGTGTGCCAACTTTTATTTAGGCACCTTTAAATGCTGCAAGGCTGATGAGTGAAGTCTATGCACAGTTCTCATAGAAACATTAAGGTTGACACAGATTTCTTCCCAGTTAAGAAAGTTAATGTAACGGTAGCGAAGAAGCAGCTTCTCATCCACGTTTTCCATCTGGTTAATCGCTTCACGAATATCTGACTTAAGCTTTATTAAACGTTCCACCTCTTGTTGTATCTGCTTCTCCAAATCTACTATTCTAATCACGTATTTTTCAAAAGGTGGATCAGTACTTTTTGTTTTACTGACTTTTTCCTCAAGAACAGGAGATGAAACACTCCTTGAGAGTTCCCTTAGATTTTGTAACTCCTCTAGATCGGAATTAATCAACTCATTTAAGCGATATGCTTGTTTCAAGAATTCCTTTGCCGTCATCGCACCACCTCCTCATGTAGCTTTTTAATTAGCATCTCAGGATCGAGGGATGTTAGGGTAGTGAAATACCCGGAATGAAAGAAACGCTCAATCTCACCTTTCGTATATCTAGCAGAATCATTGCGAGGGTATTTTGCTAGTCTTTTCAGAGCAAAACGATAATCCTTGACCGCCTGTAGAATAATGGCATTTGCCAGTTTTTCAAATGCATCCATCATACAACACCCCTCGCTTTCCCCAGATTTGCTTTGACAGCGTTAATAAGATCGGACTGTGTCTTTTCCTTTCGTTTCAAGGCTCTCATCACATCTTCATCAATCGTTCCTTTTGTAACAATGTGATGGATTACCACTGTCTCATTTTGTCCTTGTCTCCAAAGTCTCGCATTGGTTTGCTGATAGAGTTCAAGACTCCATGTAAGTCCAAACCAGATAAGCGTTGAACCACCACTTTGTAAGTTAAGGCCGTGTCCCGCTGATGCAGGATGGATAACCGCTACAGAAATATCGCCGTTGTTCCAATCCTTGATATCCTTGGAAGTCTTAATTTCTCTGACATTGAATTTTTTCTTAATACGCTCTAAATCGTGATTATACCAATATGCAATAAGAACAGGTTTGCCGTTTGCACCTTCGATTAAATCTTCAAGAGTATCCAGCTTGCGGTCATGGATAATATAAGTATTTTTATCATCATCATAGACAGCACCGTTTGCCATTTGCAGGAGTTTGCCTGAAAGGACTGCTGCATTCATGGCATCAATCTCCTCATTGGCAAGCTCAAGAACCATCTCTTCACGAAAGTGATCGTATACTGATTGTTCTTTATCATTTAGATACACCGACACTTCATTTATCACGCATTCTGGCATTTTTAGAAAATCAACCGATTTCATTGAAATGGTAATATCTGAAATTAGTCGATATATGGCATCCTCTGCCCCAGGTAACGGTTTATATGAAAATACAATCTGCTGATTACGTTTATCTGGAGTAAAGAAGGAATTGCGGTAGTGAGTTATGTATCTGCCGAGTCTTTTACCCATGTCGAGAATACGAAACTCTGCCCACAAATCCATTAACCCGTTACTGGATGGAGTACCTGTAAGACCCACGATACGTTTTGCCCTAGGTCTGACTTTTAGTAAACTCTTAAATCTTTTTGCTCCATAGGACTTAAAAGATGACAATTCATCAATTACCACCATGTCATAATCAAAAGGAATGCCACTTTTGTTTACTAACCAGTCAACATTTTCTCTGTTTATAAGATAGACACTTGCTGGTTTCCTAAGAGCTGCTAACCGCTCCTGTTCTGTTCCAATAGCCACTGAATACTCCAGTCCTTTTAAATGCTCCCATTTGTTTATCTCAGCTGGCCAAGTATCCCTTGCTACCCTTAGAGGGGCAATGACCAGAACCTTTCCAATTTCAAAACTATCAAGACATAAATCAAATATAGCAGTTAAAGTGATTACGCTTTTGCCAAGACCCATCTCTAAAAACACCGCTGCTATGGGATGCTCAAGTATGAAATTCGTAGCATATGTTTGATATTTATGAGGATTGTATTTCATCGAGTATCCCTCCAATCTGCTCAACATCGTCAATGACATAGCAGGTAAAGCCTAATTTTTGTAATTGCTTTATTCTTCTAATCTGTAGTGGACGAGGTTTCTTTCTGGGAGCCTTTAATTCCACAAATGCCATCTTTCCAAGTGGTAAAAGCACTAGGCGGTCTGGCATCCCATCCAAACCTGGGCTAATAAACTTTGCTGCAATGCCTCCCATCTTTTTTACCTCAGCCACCAGTTTCTTTTCGATATATTTTTCAAGCATAAATACCTCCCATATAAAAAGGCTCGGAACAAGAAAACAACTTTGACCCATTTTTCCTATACGCGCGCGTATGCGTGTATGCACAGGCTACACTTTCTTCTTTTTTACTATTTATAAATAAATAGGATACTTCTTGTTCCACTTGTTCCGAACCGTAGATTTTCCTTTTGATTACTAGCTTTGGGGAAAGAACCAGTATGAGAACAAGGTAAGGTACAACTAGCTTTGTTCCTCGGTTCGGGAATAAGCTCGTTGCTTTCCATAGATAGGAAAATTGATTGTTCCGTTCTTGTTCCCGGTGTACTTGTTCCACCCACTGATCTTTCTCATAATGGCACCGATGGCATAAGAATCAGATGTTCTCATTGAGGATGCATCTTTTCCAAAACATTCACACCAAATCTCCATATTGCAGACAAGGGTTCTTTTTACTGTTCCAACACGGGTGCCGCCGCCAAATTCGCTACCGCCGAGGAAATTTCTACGCTCGTATAAAGACATAGTGTCCCAATCATCCGGCAAAAGAGTATCCAGATAGGTACGAACCAATCCTTCTCGTTCATCTGTTTCCATGGCATCTGCCTGCTCACTAGTTGCCATGGATGCATCATCACCTTCAAGGTAGAGTTTTTCTCCCTTCTCATAAAGCACTAGTGTCTCTGCCCAAATCTGCTGTACTTCCTCTTTAGTCATCTGCCAAGCTTTCTTTTTGCCATTACCGCTAATACGGACTGGCCAGAATCTTCGATTGCCAGTTATATCCCGAAGAAACCCGCTTTCTGCATTTGTTGAACCTACAATCACACATTGACGGGGATGGCTTTCCACATTGACTCCATAACTTGCCCGGTACTTATCATCTGCCCTCGAAATAAAAGACTTCACAATTTCCACATCCGTCTTACGCATACCAGCAAGCTCACCCAGTTCCAATAACCAATATCCCTGAAGTTTCTCAGCTCCAGATTTATCTTTCATGTCCGTAATGGTCAAACTATCTGAAAACCAATCTCCAGCAAGTTTTGCAAAGAAGGTTGACTTACCGATACCTTGAGGACCGTTTAAGATAAGGACACTATCAAACTTTGTGCCTGGTCTATAAATGCGGGCTACCGCTGCAACCATCGTTTTGCGGATGACTGCTTTTGTATAGGAATTATCTGTTGCACCGAAATAATCAATTAATAGATTATCTACTCGACTAATTCCATCCCATTTTGGCAGGGAGTCCAGATACTCCTTAACAGGATGGTAGGCTCGTTCAGCCGCTACCGCTAACACAGCATCCTTGGTCTTGGTAGGTGAATAAACTCCGTATTTGCTGCTTAAATACACTTTAAGAAGTGCATTATCTGAATCATTCCAACCCGCCTTGATCTGTTCCCAAGGCAGGCCACCTTTGGCATCAATACCATCACGGTGGCAATTAAAAGCTATATGCTGTAATTCCTTGTCATGACGAATAATTAAAACGATGTTGTCTAGAGTGTCTTTTATTCGGCCTTGCTTATCCAATTCCAAGCCTGTCTGCCAATCCTCATCACTAAACTCCTCTTCAGCCTGTGCCTGTCTCTCCTTAGCAAACTCAGCTTTTACTCTTTCATCTTTTATAGCAAACTCGCACATTGCCACAAAAGATGGCATCTTACCAGGAGCTGTAGTGGTAGAAGCTTTATCATCTAAAGAACCGAATTTATGAATACGAACGAGATCAAAAGCATTGAGGAGTAATCCACTTGCTGGGTCTGTAGCATGGTGGCTGTATGCGAATTTATCATCATAGATAATCACACCAGCACTACTATCAGCTGGAATATAATCGTATCGCCCTTCCATAGTAGAAGGTGCATAAACTGCACCTAAGAATTTCTCAATTGCTTCACGTACGGGATAGGCACGGCAGAATGTTCCTACAACACCTTCCTTTAAAAGCGGGTCCGCTTGCTCTTTAAGACTGCGATTTATAACTTCAGACTGCCTGCTTGATACTGGCCAAGTTGATGTATCCCGCCAGTTTTGATATTTTGAAAGATAAACATCAGGGTCAAGCAATTCTCCATCCTGCTCTTCATAGACGAATTCACCATTAGAGGAAGTAGATGGCCAATACATAAGGCGATGGGCTTCATAAGTCGTATCATCGAAAAGATCTATGCCGATTTCTTTTGCCACCATACGTCCAACGGCTGCGTATTCTTCTTCGCTGATTTCACGAGCAAGAGGAACTATTAGCCTAAGTCTTGGATTTTCCGGTGTATGCTTATGGGTGGAATAAACACAGCATTTGAAATCAAAAAGCATACTGATTTGTTCCCAGATGTCCGGTCTACCGTAATCCATATCAAGGGTAAGCAAAGAACGGCATAAAACATTGCCCTTCTTTCGCCTTCCCCCTTTTAAATGCCCTCCGACAAAACCACCCACATCTTTGATATCATCTTGTTGGCCTCTTTTTAATTTCCGATATTCTTCTACTGTTTCCGTAGTACGTTGTGTTGTCTTTACACGGGCACAAAAATCCTCCCACGAGATATCTTTGTTTTTCCATTTCTTGTCCATCCGGCTGTTGCCCACAGCGATTTTCATAAGCTTTCGACCTCCTCATGCTCCGGACTAAAATATCTGACCGTTTGTCTGCGTTTCTTGGCTACTTCAATCTCCTTCGCCATCCCGCTTGAGATGGTATTGCCTAGCACCCAAACCTCGGAGCATTTGCCCATAAGCACGATGTCCATAAATATGGCAAGTTCCCGTTCCTTTGGATCTTCATCATCCATAAACTGCGGAAACATAAGGTGGGGAGCAATTGGGATGCAATTATTCTCCAAGGCAAATCTACAAAAGTTGCGAGCCTTTTTAACGTTTCCTTCTACATCACCGGAATAGGGAGAACAAATATATACAAGTGGCTTAAAGGCAGATTTTTTCTCTGCCTTTTTCTTTCTTATTATGTTGGCCAGAGCCTCATGGGGAGTTGGGTCATGGTATCCTTCATGATTGAATTTATCGATTCCCATTACACACCCTCCATTTCTATCTGCGGCAAAATACCATCTGACTTCAACAGTTCGTAAATGAAGAGTCTGCCTTTTTGAGTCCAATATGTATGGACTTTTGTATGCAGTTCACCGTTACTACCAATGTAGCTATGTGTCTTGGTGCTGGTATAGCCTTTTTCTGCATACTTCTGATATAAAAGCCAGATACCACCTTGTTTAAATTGGATGCCCTTTTTATTAAGATAGCGGTTCATCCAAATAGCTGACTTACCGTAATCTTTGGCAATTGCTGATGTAGAAATGAGGTCTTTGCAATTTAGAACTACATCATAATAGGAGACTTTCGGTTTCATTTCCGCAATTTGCTGATTCTGAACAGCAATCGTACCTTCAAGTAATTTATTTTGATTCCTTACTTGATTTAGTTGCTGATTGGCAAACTGTAATGCCCTTGCCATGATTGCTTCTGGTGAGTTCCATCGTCTTTCAATTTCAAGAAAGTACCCGCGGCATTGTTTTCCTTTTGGAGTACGCTGTATCATGCATAGCTCTTTTGCCATATCAATTGTTATTTGATGGTCAACAGCAGGTCTTCCACCTGTACTTTCCGACAGAAATGTCGAAAAGTCCGTACCCTCCACAAATCCATACTCACACATTCTTGGAAACCATTTATCATAGGGTGTTTTCACTTCCAAAACTGCATGTAAATCACGGCCAAGCACTGTGGGGCGGTCTTTTTCATAGTTGATTCTTACTAATTCGTCCATACGAATTACCTCCTGTAATATAGTCAGAGAGGAAACCCCTCTACCTAATAGCCACAGGAGGTAATGAATGTTGAGGATTTTGAAAAAATATATTTAATCTTTTTGATAAAACTGACACTCATAGCCATCAGCACTAAGTAACAGTCCTTTTGCCCATGTTGGTGTCCTAGCCATTTGTTCACAAATAGTAGAAAGTGACATCCTCATATCCGCTTCGATTATAATTTCATCGTGTACATGAGCCACAATGGAACAATTCTTTAACGTCTGCATGGCATGGCACAAAATGTCACGGCTGATTGCCTGGACAATATTCTCTACAAATTTTGGACCGTAGCTTTCGATTCTTTCCCACTTTTTCGTCCCACTGATACCTTCATAAGTAACTGACTCACCACCAAATACATTCTCTCCCATACGAGGTTTCACATAGGAAAGCCGCCTGCCGGAAGGAAGGACAATAAAGAGCATTCCACTTTGATATATAAATTTAATACCGTGTGTTTCTGTAGGAGTTTTCTGCTTAACGCAGGTTTTTACAGCGCGGTCAACATCCCACCATAGTTTTGTAATATTGGGATTGGATTGTCTCCAAGCCGTTACAAGAGGTTGAAGTTCCTCTTCTTCAATTCCCATCTCCAAAGCACCCATTGATTTCAGTGCTCCAACAGATCCACCGTAACCTAGGGCTAATTCAGCAATTTTTCCCTTCTGACGAAGATGTCCATTAACACCGTTTTTCTCCACAGGTACATTAAACATCTGAGATGCACTTGCACAGTAAATATCACCGCCATTTTGGAATACATCTATTCTCCATTTTTCTCCCGCAAGCCAGGCGATAACGCGAGCTTCAATCGCTGAAAAATCTGCAACTATAAACTTCATGCCCTCCTGTGGTATAAAAGCAGTTCGGATAAGTTCCGACAGTACCTCCGGGATAGAATCATAAAGTAAGGTAAGAGCATCAAAGTTTCCGCTACGAACTAAAGCACGAGCCTGTTCCAAATCAGGCATATGGTTTTGAGGGAGATTTTGTAGTTGAATAAGCCTGCCCGAAAATCTGCCAGTTCTGTTTGCTCCATAAAACTGAAACATTCCTCTTGCACGACCATCATTACATACTGCATTCTCCATTGCTGTGTATTTTTTTATCGATGATTTTGCAAGCTGCTGACGAAGTTCCAAAACGGTGCCTAGTGGTTCAGGTGCTGTCTTTAACATCTCAGCAACTGCTTTTTTACCAAGACTATCTGTTTCCAATCCGTTATCAGCAAGCCATTCTTTCATTTGTTGTACAGAGTTTGGATTCTCCAAATTAGTTATATCTTGCATTGAAGCCATTAGCTTTTCCCGCGACTTTTCATCCATCTTGACGGCTTGTTTTACAAAAGCCATGTCTATAGCGATACCACAATCATTGATTTTCTGGTCAAGATGATATTCTGACCATATATTCTCTGGAAGCGGGAATTTAGATAGTCTCTGCTGTATTGACATCTCGGCTTCCACATCACGGAGGTTATATGCTTTAAATCGCTCCCATTTATCCATGTCGTGTTTTGGCAAATTACGAACTCGTCCTCCGTTTGATTTAGTAGGGGAGCAAGGTGTACAGAAATATTTAATGAGGTCTTTGCCTTCCGTCAATTTTTGTTTTTCCAATCCTAAGACTGCACCGACACCTTCAAGAGAAAGCGGAAGTCCCATATAAGCCGACCATACCATTGAACATTTCCAGGATGTAGGGTCAAGATAATCAGTAATGTTAAGCCATTTTGATAGGCAAACACGCTCAAACATAGCATTAAAGGCCCATTTAATAACAGAATTATCCATAAGGGCATTGGTTATTTCATTTGGGATTTTCTCTCCGGAGGCAAGATCGACCACCTGAACTGCACCGCCATCAACCGAATAACCAAACAATAGAATTTCAAAATCATCACTCTCGGCATAACGGTAGACTCCACATTTTTGAAGATTGGCACTACTAAATGTTTCAATATCAATTGAAATAGAATTCATGTATTACACCCTTTCCAATGCAAACGAGGTGACAGAAGAACAACTTCCACCACCCCGTTTGTATTCATATTTTAGCTGTTATGCTAGGAAATCATCATCTTCAATTGTGGTGAAATCATCAGCCGCTGTGGTTCTGCTGCCTAAAGGCTCTCCATCTCTAATCTTCTGGATGTTACCAAGTCCGCAGGCCACACCCTTGTTCCCGTTAGAATTGAAAGCATAAAAATTAAGTGACACTCTTGCATAGCAACCACTGTATACCTCATTGCGATCCAGAATAGGCTTGACTGCTTTATCTACAATCTGAGGCGGAGTAGTGCTGTTGGCATTTACAAAATAATGTCCTTTATAAGCCTCATCATCTCGTTCCACATCACCATCTCGAAGCGGCAGCTTGATAGCAGCCTTATTTGGTTTTTTACCGCCAAACTTTGCAATGCCCTCTTCAATAGCAGCATCAACTGCTGCATTGATGGCATTAATGGTTTCCTTATCCGATTTAGGAATCAATACCGATACACTATACTTTTCTGCCCCACCATTGATGGATACCGGTTCCCAGCCATGGAAGTAGCTGAGACGTGTATTCACACCAGTAATAACCTTCGTTCTGTTTTTATTATTCATATTCACATTCCTCCGTTATTTCGTTAAATTCGTTTTTTGCGTTTGATACGTTCATAGCCGGACGCTTATCCGATAGCGGGACCAGAGTCGGCTTTCCCGGTGGCTTGTATATGAGATCACCGAGAATCTTCTCAAATTTTGATTTGCCCATCAGCCTTTCCATTTCCGTAAGGGTAATGAGACTCTGACGAAAGATATCTTTATAACCGTTTGCTTTGGCTACTTCAGCCACAGCATCTTCATCCTTGTATTTTCGGACAGATCTGCCCTCAACAACCTTAAAACCATACCACTCTTTACCGTGATTAACAGCTGCATCGGTGGCATATGCAATGATTTCATTTGCCCATTTCGTAAGGTCGGACAGTTTAGATAGGACTTCCTCGATTTCAGAGTCCGTAAGTAGTGGAGGTAGTTTAAACTCCGATTGTGCCAATTTCAGTTTTTCCTCGGCCCTAGCACGGCATTTAACTGCCGCTCGACAGAAAGTACACCACTCACCCGGAAGATATTCGCCTTCACCGTCATAAGCTTTTTTAGCCCTTGGTTTTAGTTCTTTTTCTGCCCAATCTTTCAGATCCTCTACCCGTATTGTCCATGTGCTGACATTCTCTCTGCGTGGCTGGAAAATGGTCATGGAAACTTCCTCGATGTCGTACAAACTATCGTAAATTTCTAAAGCACCCAGTGCGTACAACTTCATCTGTGGATTGTCCACCGCATCTACCAATACTCCCATGCCATACTTGAAATCAATAATGTGAAGTTTCCTATCGGCAATAATGATGCAGTCACCGGTTCCAAATCCCTGTGGAACATAGCAGGAAAAATCAAGACGCTGTTCGATTAGTATTAAAGGGTCTGTGCAGCTCTGCTTTGCCAGCTCAAGCTGTTCCATTACAAATTCCACATAGGCATCACTGTGTTCTTCCATCTCATCGGAGTTATAAACTGAGACAGGACGCTTACTTCTCATGTGAAGAGCTTTTTTAAGTTTATGTTCGCAGAGAGCATGGGCGGCGGTGCCTTCAGCGGCTGCACTGGATTCGTTATTTACAAACTCCAGTTCCAATCGTGCAGACGGAAGGCAATTCAGCCACCTATGGGCGCCTGATGCGGAAAGAACTGCATGATCACTCATTCCCAAGTACCTCCGCATCTTTTAACATATCTGCATAATGTTTTGGGTCCACTTCGCTTAATTTAGAGCCACCGTATTTTTGGATTATTTCTCTTACTTGGGCAGTAAGACCGGCTTGACTCTTTTCAGCGAGTTTTGCTCTGACTTCTTCCAGAGTGATTTCCTTTTTATTTGGTTCAGGCTCTTTTACAGTTGTAGTCGGTTCTTTTGTTTCGACAGGTTCATTGCCCACCATTACATCAGCAACCGCTTGTATGCTGTCTGCCAAAGAGCGCATATCGGAAACCACATCAAGAAGTAGCTTGATCTTGCTCATGGCTTATTCCTCCTTCCTTAATCTCACTGATGGCGAGTTCCTGTACGGTGTCACCCGGAACAAGGATGGTCAGTTTCTGCTTATCACCAAGTAAAAAGCGAAGGAAACGCTCCCTAATGGTGACGTTTCGACAGGAAACAATCCCGCCAGTCTGTGGTTTTTTTGAAACACTGATTTTCAAGTTGTGCTTCATGTATTCACCTCTTTCCGAGAGCGTTTATTTGCTGCCCTCTAACTATTAGCCGTGGCAAGAGGGGAAAGTTGAGGATTTTGGATAGATTTTTTTGAAATTCTTCTTAGCTGTATCTAAGCGGTGTGAAATGGCACTTACACTTACTCCCTCACGTTCTGCATACTCCGTTACCGAAACACCATCCAAGACTATAGCGATCAGTAGCTCCGCTTGTTTTTTCTTGAGAGCCTTGCGAATAATTTCACAGATATGCTCATACTCTTCTTTTTTCTCTCTAGCCATTTCATCTGAGTAGTCAGGGAAGTAGTCCATATGGTCGGTTTCATCAACCTCTTGGTCATCCTTGCGGAATGGTTTCTTTGGCATACCTCTGTGTCTGTCAAATTTATGCCAGTTATTGTATTCCGGCTTGTTGAAACGTTCGTCCATTATCTCCTGTGGAGAGCGCCGGGTCACGGTTTCTTTGTCCTCTGCAGAAGATAGCCTGTCCTCATAATCCGCCTCAATCATTAAGGTAAAGTCCTCGTCTGGTACCTCTAGATAGATAGATTTGTTTTCGTGCTGAATTCTAATTTTCATTTTGCATCCTTTCCGCCGGATTGCATTGGCGGCAAAGGATACAAAAATAGGCCTGTACCAGAAGTACACAGACCTTTTTATCCTGAAAATGAGCGCAATAAGGTAAGGTACTTCTATTGCACCGCAACAATCCTTACGGATTGGAGCGAAACAATATGTATCCTCTGCCCTTATTGCAAATCAGGCATTCGATATTTTTTTAGAGATAAAAACTATCTCAATTTAGAAAGAACAAATGGGGAGTTGTCCCGTGTTTTCTTTCTGGAAATATTCTCTCATTTTTTTGTCTACTGTTAGAATATTCTATATTTCTCATTACTTATTTTTTAAGTAATTACTTTTATAATTTATTTGTGGTATAATTTACTAGTAGTAATTAGATATTATAAATTTTCCCATTATTATTTGGAGGATATATTCATGACCATAACTGATACCTTTAAAAGTGCATTTGTTTTTGAAAGCTACAAATGTATCACTGATTACAATGAGACAGTTGACTTACACACAGGATATAAAACTAAAAGCTTGGTAATTAGAAATGATATTTCACAAAACTTTAGAGCTGCTTATATCTATGGCGAGGGCTTAAAAGAAATAAAAAAGCAACGAGTTAACTATAAAAATAATATTCTAGGCGAATTTTTGGGCATAAAGAAAAACGACATAAACTCTGTCATGTCGTTTTTTAATAAGTATGGGTTTTTATTTGACTTAAGTGGTTATGACCAATATGTTAATGTAAATATAGATGATATAATCTATTTGAAGGATAATCTTGAAGCCTTAATAAACTTATTAAATGCCCAGGACTCCAGAAAAATCAATTACAAGAAATTCTTAAATTCAGTGCTGTATTTATTGCTTAAAGAAAATCGAGAAATAAAAATTAACGGTGAAACTGTATATACTTCAATTGACAATGCACTACTAAATAAAATTAAAAGTGCTACTAAAGTCAATTTGATGGAAGGAGATAATATAGTTCATATACCAAAGAGTGATGGGGGGAATGACATAGTTTATAGGGTTAAAGACTCTATTTCAGAAAACGGCTACCATGACATAAATGTATATGATTATTATGAGTTTTTAGAAGATGACCAACAAGATTTAGAATTTGCTAGGCAAATATTTAAAGCATATGTAATAAAAGACTCTCCTATTTTTACCAATAACGAAAGGTTAATCATAGAGTTTCTATTTCATTTTATTCAACAGGTATCTCTAATCAATCTGGGATTTGTATCTTTAGACATGTTTTTCCACGATGAATGCTATACCAAACTAGAAGCAAAAGAATCCATGATTTTGACTGAAGCCTTAGGTAAAATATCTAAGTTCTTAATTGAAAGAGAACTTAACTATCATTTGTCAGAAATTAGACCCGTTTATAATGTAGAAACCATGCAACCCAATTGGAACCTCCCCTCTTTGCTCTCCGCAATGTACCTTTCTTTATTTTACTTAGACTCGAGACAAGAATCTTATAGGGCATGTCAAAATATTAATTGTGGCCAGTTTTTTCTTGTCTCAAGAACCAATTCAATAAAAAAATATTGTTGTGTTTATTGCACTAATGCTGTTTCACAGAGAAATTATAAACATAAAAAAAGGGAGTGATTGATACATCTCATCTTTCACTCCCTTTTCTTTTATTCTTTTTTAGACTTTCTTCAATCGCTTTTGATAGATTCTTAATCTCTTGCCTATTAGGCCTAGTGGAATTTGCAATTAATGTTTTTACATCTACAAGTATACCTTGAACACGTTCATAATCCTTAGTGGAATCTTTCCATTCTGCTACTGCCTCTCCTATAGAGAAGTAATTATCGCTGGTACCAAAAATATTACTAACTTTGCTAAAAGGCATAAGAAATGCATTTAATACAACTTTACCTTCGTCACGTTCTTTCTTAAATTTACTGTTTTCGGCTATATATTCAGCATAAGTTATCTGTTTATTGATATCGGTTGATCTTGGCAAATCACTATGCTTTCCTGATTGGCCATATTTATAATATTTTGCATCTAGCACACATATGTGGTCTTTAGTTATCATGATACTATCTGGTTCTAGTGCCGGATTATATCTTTCACCAAAATTTAACCTCCAGCTTGTTTTCGGAAAATAATCATTTTTGTTACGTATACCGTAAGTTTCATCAATCAGCTTCTCCCATATATACTCAAAATTATTAGTTCCAAAATAAAACTCTTCTGGATCATCTGCGCTATTTCTAAAATCAATTATAGCTAGCATACTTTGAAATAATTGCTTAATAGTATCGTTGTTAGCCTGCTCTAATTTTTGTTGCAATATACTTTTATACACTTTTAAATTGGGATTTTTCACCTTAGCTGGTTGGGGAAGTTTATATTTATAGATCCATCCTAGTTTTATGAAACTTTCATAAACACAAAACTTATTAATTTCAGTTATTAAGTGCTTATCTGTATCATTATTTTTTCGTATCATTAAATTAGGAAATACAAATCCAGACTTTTGGACTATAGGCCTTATTTTGCTTATGGTTTCTCTCATGTTAACAGGGCCAGACATGCCCGGCACATATACTTCCTCGTTCTCTTTATAGTAATCATGCTGCAAATAATAATGAATAACTCTAAGATAAGCTTGAACAGGAAACCTCACAGTTTTTAGAACTTGGTTGGCTGTAATCTGAGAAACTCTGGATTGTTTATCGTTATATGCCTGTAGCACACTAAATAGGTCTAAAATCTCATCTCGTACATCTTCTTCCTTTTCAGATATTTTATAACCTATCGGAAAGTGGACACTTATTTCATGCCTATCACCTACAATTTCGGATTTTATTCCAACAAATGTATCTCCCTCTTGATTTGTAGCATTTCTACAGTATTCACTTAAAGACTTAGATAAAATGACCTCTTTAAATTCATTACTCATTTCTAGTTTCCTCTATATTATTTCCTGAGAATAAGTTGTCTTTAATATCTTGTTTGAAAATATCGAATCTTCTATCGCCGTCATATCTGTTAAAGTCGTATAATACTTTCTCTAAACTCTTATAGGTTGACTCAAATAAATCATCTCTGCTAAATTTGAACACATCATCCCACAGATATTTAATAACTTTATCCCCAAACCTAGAGTTTAAATCTTTAATCTTTCTTTCTAGTTCCTGACCATTTTCAAGATCGATGTTATATTTCTCTGCTATTTCGTTTTTATCTGTTTCCATAGTAAAATATTTTAGGACATCTTCTGTTACGAAATACGATCCTAAGCGTTTATCTTCAGATGATAAAGTAGTAGCTCCACTAGTAATTATTTGTTCATTAACAACTGTATTGAATTTCTCCCAAGTTACTGTGGTATCTAAAATTTTTGTTTTAGCATGTTCTGCTTTTGTTACATCGTTTTCTATCATTTTCATATCCCATCGTCTCTGGAATGCCGTATCTAAAGTGAACACATTTTGATCTGCAGTATTCATTGTTGCTAGAATACTTAGATTTGATGGTATGAAAACTGGAGTTTCTTTATTTCCAAATACTTCACTTGCAATATTATAATTTGTTATTTTATAAGAACTTGTCCCATCAGATTCCCTATCCAA